AATTTTGTCAACTAAATAGTAGTGTAGGAGTGAAAATAAATTATGGCGTTTAAAATTAACTTTAATGCAAGTAACTTTGTCAGTAGCATAGTAAGTGATGCAAAGGAAGCAGTTAAGGGTGCAATCGGTGATACTATCAACCAAAAACTTGGTAGTTTAGGCCCACTTGGCAAATTAGCAGCTAACTTTATCAATGAAACTGGCGGATTTGGTGCATCAAATAGAAACAGAACAATATCTCGTGCTATTATATCAGCTGATAATACCATATCTGATCCTGATGATTGGCGTGTTAGTATTAGTGTACCGTCTGTTATACTAGACGAGGGCGAAATACTTGCTCCACTAAGAGCAGAAACAAATGGAAATAGTGCATTTAACACAGGAAACAGAATGATATTTCCGTTTAACCCAACAGTGTTGTTAAGCCATAGTGCAAACTATTCTCAAGTGCAGCCTACACATACAAACTATCCTTACAACGCTTATGAAAGCAGTCAAGTAGATGCAATTACACTTACTGGAGAATTTTATCAAGAAAATCAAAACGATGCGCTATATTGGATTGCATGTTTGCACTTTTTAAGAAGTGCAACTAAAATGTTTTACGGAAACAGTAATCCATTAGGCAATCCGCCAGTTGTTTGCAGATTAAACGGTTATGGTAAGCATGTATTAAATAATATTCCGGTTGTAATAACAAACTTTACAACAGATTTACCAACAGATGTAGATTACATACAAACAACATGTGCAGGAAGAGTTAACTATGTTCCTACACAAAGTTCAATAACAGTTACGTTACAACCACAATATGCAAGACGTTCGCAATCAGGATTTAGTTTAAATGAATTTGCAGGCGGCGGCCATGTTGGTGGTGATGAGGGCTTTGTATAATGAGTAGTCCAAGTTTAAGTCCATATGGAAGAACGCCTATTAACCGAACCGGTTATTTAGATATTTTATCACCACGTCCTGTGCCAATTAACAAAGAAGATATATTATTTGAAATTACATCTGAATATACATATCGTCCAGACTTACTTGCACACATTATATATGGCAGAAAAGAGCTATGGTGGGTATTTGCGCAACGAAACCTAGATATATTAAAAGATCCAGTATTTGACTTTGTTGCAGGTACAAAAATATATCTACCAGATCCGTCAGCATTAAAAAATACTTTAGGATTCTAATATGGCATTTAATTTAGGTGCATCATTAAAAAGTAGTTTAACGTCATCAGTAGTAAGTTCTGTTAGCAAAAGCATCAGTTCTAATATACCTGGTGTTAATTCTAGTTTAATGAAAAGTGCATTAGCAGGCGCTGATATTAAAAGTGCATCACTTGGATCATTTTCAAGTCTAGGCGGCAATTTAAACTTAGATTCAATAGGTAGTAATATATTAGGCGGATTTGGCAGTGATTTAATTGGCGGCATATCAACTAAATTAGGCGGCTTAATTGCAAATGCTGATGAATTAGTTGGTCTAGCTAGTAACCCATTAAAAATAATAGAACGCGGTGCAGCTGATTTAATGACACTTACTGGTGAAGAATATGGTTTTGCATTAGATCAATATCGTGAACTAAAAGATAAAACTGTTATCACAGACAACTTAGTTGATAATACATTTGCTCCATCTTACAAAGGTGACGATACATCAGCAAGTAAAATACCAAATCCTTTAAGAAGTCATAATGGGATGAATTATGAAGTTACACTTGGAGTACTTAGTGCATCAGAATATAATAATCCGGCAAGCTATAGAGACGGCGGTGGATTTAAAAATTACATAGTAAAAAGTTCCGGCGGCAGATTAGAAGAACGCTATCAAGTATTTGACGAAACAGGTGGCGGATCAAGTGACCATGCAGAATATTATATTGATGATATTGAATTAGATGCAGTAATTTCACCAAATAAAAATACTAGAGTAACAGCAGGTACAGCATTATCATTTACGGTTACGGAACCGTATAGTATGGGTAATTTTATACAAGCAATTATTGGATCGGCCAATGACGCAGGATATAGTGCATATAACGAAGCACCGTTTTGTTTAAAAATTGACTTTAAAGGTTGGAATTTAGACGGAACTACAGATGCTAATTTTTACAATCAACCTTGTTTTATACCTATTAAATTTATTAATATGGAATTTAACATAACTGGACAAGGTAGTACATACAATGTAAAAGCAGTTCCTATGAGTGAGTCTGGGCTATCGGATAATATTAATAATATTGGAGCGCAAATTAGAACGTCAGGCACATTTTGCCACGAAGTGCTTGAAACTAATGATAATTCTTTAACAGGTGCAATAAACAGACAAATTGAAGACTTAGAAGAATCAGGTGCAATTGCTCCCTTTGATAGATATGTTATTTGTTTTCCAAAAACAAGAGGAACACTAAGAGATGTACTTAAAACAGGAACAATTGACGAAGCTGCATTTACAACATCAACTGAAGAACAAGAAGCTGAACGTATTGGTGCAGGAGTAACTAATCCTCAATTACGTGCAGCATACAATCCTACAATTGTTACAGTGTCACAGCCAAACAAAACATATTCAGTGCTAAAATCATTTGCTGAAAATACTGCATTAATGAATGCTATTGGATTAAGTCCTCTAAATGAAGATACAAATGCTGCGGGCAATGCACAAGAAATGAATCCTACATCAGCAACTAATCCTGACACAGGATTAATAGAAACACAAAATGTTGCAGCACAACCAACAGACAAAGCAAGAGACTTTCAATATAGTCAAGGTGAACAAATTACTAGTATTATTGAAAAAACAATATTACAAACTACCTATGCTGCTGAAAAAGCAACTGAAGGTGCAACTAACGGAATGAACAAATGGTTTAGAATCGATACTCAAGTGTTTATTGATGAAAGTCCGTTGACAGAAGCACAGTTAGGACGTAAGCCTAAAATTTATGTGTATAGTGTTATTCCTTACGAAGTTGACGAAGCAGTAACAGCAGCAGGAAATAAGCGTCCAAAGAATACTAAAGGTCTTAGAGAACTTGCTCAAAAAGAATACAACTATATCTATAGTGGTAAAAATGAAGATGTGTTAAACTTTGATATTAATTTTAATAATGCATTTTTAATGACAGCAAATGCAGACCTTGGAATGAACGCAGGCGGCTTACGAGATAAAAATGCAGGCGCAAATAATGCATCTGGCAATCAAAAAGATAAAGGTGCTGTTGCTTCAGTGCCAGGAGATTTAAAAACAGCAGACGATGCTGCTAATGGAATGCAATTTAATAACGGTGTTGCTAATCCTACTGGAGGCGGCGGCTCTGATATTCGCAAGCAAATTGCAGAAATGTTCCATGATAGAATTACAAATATGACTATTGATATGGTTACAGCAGAAATGGAAATTGTTGGAGATCCATATTTTATTCCACAACAAACTGGTAACTACGTTGCAGAAAACGGCAAAAGTCCTGCTATAACACAAGATGGTACTATGAATTATTTAGATCAATCGGTATTTTGTATAGTAAACTTTAGAACACCATTTGATTATCAAGTAACAGGAGCAACAATGGAGTTTCCACAGATTGTTCCTGGATTTAGTGGATTGTTTCAAATATGGGCAGTAACTAACAGATTTTCAAAAGGACAATTTACACAAACACTTAAAATGATTAGACGTAAAGGTCAAGATGATAAAGAAACAACAGGAAGTAGTAATTTGATAAATGTTGATAATAGTGCAGCTCTAAATAAAGATGGAACACAGTCAGATGGCACAGTTGGACAAACAGGATCCAATAGCCCGGATTGTATGCCAGCACCATTAACAGATGATATTAGAAATATTGGACCTGCAATTGCTGATGATGTTGCTAACAAATTAGCAGCAGATGCAAAAGCACTTGAAGCAAAATTAACAACAGTTATACCAGATGTTAGTCCATTAATTGAAGGTGTAGATTTTGGCGTAGCACAAGCACCTGACTTATCTAAAGTTATACCAAAACTAGATGCTTTTGGAGGCGCAGGCGCAGCAATTAGTAATGCACAAGGTATTGTTGATAGCGCAGCCAGTAAAGCACAAAACGCTGCCGCAAATGCAGTAAATAATGCAAGTAATGCTGCTAGTAATGCAATCAATAATGCAAGCGGCGCAGCAAAATCAAAAGTTAGCAAGTTGTTAGGAGGTTAATATGTCAACAGAACACGATGACGATAGTGGCTTACCAGAAGAAAGTTCCGGCAAACTTGAACAAGAAAATGCAGTTCCTGTAGAAGAAGTAGGCCCTTGGTACAAAGAAGAGTTAGGTATTGGCCGCGGCAGAGAAATTTTTGAAAATTGTTTTGACATGTGGGAATATGGTGAAAATGTTATTTTCAATGCAAGACGCCCGTATAAAATTATTTGTGTAATTGATAATACTGATACAATTTGGGACGGATTGTTATATCCAAATCAACCACATTGGTGGGTAGGAGAAAGAATACCTGCACTACATCCTGAGAACATGCCAGATGATTTTAAAGGTGATATTGACTTTATTCCCTTATATGAAAAAATGATAGAATGGCGCGAAGAAAATATAAAGCAATCTATTAAACCAAGAGGTTCAGTAAGAGTTAGTAATTATAAAGGTGTTCCTGTTTACTTACCAGATCCAATGTTAGATTACAGTCGTCCTCCTATACAAGTAGGACAAACAACTGGTGCTAAAACAAATATAAAAACAATCACAACAACTAATACATCTGCAAGCGGTTCAACAACACAAGAGACTGTTGTAGGAAATGTAGCTATTGGCGAAAAGCAGCAAAAAGATATTGCTGCTAATCAAGCAAAACAGTATGACGATGCTATATTAAGGAAAGCTAGAACTAAAACTAAAATTCCTCCATCAGCTAATACAGCTTCTAGAGAAGGATCTAATACAAATGATGCAACCAACTTTGGCGTTGGCGAAACTGTAACATCTGCTGCCACTGATCCACTTAATGCTTTTGGCGGCGCAGGCGGCGATGTCGGACAAAATAATACTGGAGGCGGTATACAAGTACCAGATCAAATAAGTGGACAAGGACAAGCAGATCCTTGTTTACCTAATAATCCTCAAACAACTAGTGCAGGCACAGCAACGGCTCCTGCATCAGAACCTTACCAAGACCGTATATTAAGACAATCACGTGATGCTGCCGCAGCACCAGAAACTCCGTTAGATGCTTTCGGCGGGCCTGGCCCGGTAACACCAACAGCACCGACTACAGTTACAGGTCCTGATTCGGCTACTGCACAATCAGCTCCCGACCCAATAGTTCCAGGAAGTGTATACATATATGAACCACTCACTCCGGGCTTTGACAGATATGATTTTAATTCAGGAAAAAAAGTCTATACGCCTAACAGTGGAGCAAGTAGAAATAACCAAGGACAGCTAGTGACAAGCGGCGGAACAACAGAACCAGCACCAACAGCAGCAGCACCAGTTCAAGATCCAGATGTAGACTTTGATGATGCATATGGCGGAAATTTTAGAGGACCCTTTTAATGGCTAACGGAAATTATTCAAGAACAACTAGTGCTGCAAAAACTGGATTTAAAGATTCAGGACCGTATGAAGCAATTGTTGTTAATAATCTTGATAGTAAATATATGGGCGGATTAGTTGTAGAACTATTAAAATATACTAGTTCAGGAGGCTCGCCAGAGCGTAGTGGACAATTATTAAATGTAAAATATCTTTCACCATTTTACGGAGTAACTCCGCATTCAGCAGTTAGTGCTAACGATGGCTATGAACACACACAAAAAAGTTATGGTATGTGGATGGTACCGCCTGATGTAGGAACTAAAGTACTTGTAATATTTGCTGAAGGAAACACAAATTTTGGATATTGGATAGGTTGTATACCTGCAGATTATATGAACTTTATGGTTCCTGATGGTAGAGCGTCCACTGAAAATACAACTGGAATAACACCACCTACATTAGCAGGTAGAAAATTACCTGTAGGCGAATACAATAAAGCAATAGAAACTGGATCAAAAGTTGATCCTACATTATTTACTAAACCTTATAATAAAGACTTCTCAGAAACATTAGAAATACAAGGTTTAATAAATGACGAAGTTAGAGGAACTACAACTACTAGTGCTAGAAGAGAAGTTCCAAGTATGGTATTTGGCCTAAGTACGCCTGGTCCTAAAGATAGAAGAGATCAAAGTCCGGTTACTGAAATCGGCACAAAAGGCGAAAAAATAGTTACACCATCAAATAGACTAGGCGGTACAAGTTTTGTAATGGATGATGGTGATGAACGCTTTGTACGTGCTACACATGCAGAAGATGGTCCGCCAATTTATAAAAATAAAGGCACAGGCGAAGAAGGTGGTGACAGAACTATTCCGCAAAATGAATTAATGCGTATTAGAACTAGAACAGGCCATCAACTGTTAATGAATAACAGTGAAGATTTAATTTATATTGGTAATGCTCGTGGAACAACTTGGATAGAAATGACCAGTGATGGTAAAATTGATATCTATGCACATGATAGTGTTAGTGTTACAACTGATAATGATTTTAATATTGCAGCAGGCCGTGATATAAACATGGAAGCAGGCAGAAATGTTAATATCAAAGCCGCTGGAAAAGCTAGGGGTGCAGAGAGTGGCAGAGTACAAATTGAATCTAAAGGTAATTTTAATTTACATGTAGGTCAAACTAGTAAAATTACTGTAGGAAAAGACCAACATATTAAGGTAGATAGATCGCAATATATAGATACAGGTAAAAACTTACATATTCGTACTAGTGCTGATAATAGATTAACAGCTGACGGCTCAACGCATATTACTAGTGCTAAAGAACATAGAGAAACAGCAACATATGTACATATGAACGGTCCAACAGCAGCACCTGCAAACAAAGCAGTTGCAGTTGAACCATTACAAACAGTTACATTGCCTAAAGTTAAGCCAGGCGGATTAATAACTAGTTTTGAAAGTATCCTTACAAGAGCACCACAACACGAACCGTGGCCACATCATGAAAACTCTAATCCGTTAGCATTTAAGAAAGTTGAAACAGATAGAGAATCACCAGGTCCGCTTCCTAGTTCAGACCGAGTACTTACTCCTGATACATTTAATAAAAATATGCAAGGAAGAACAGCTAGTGGTTATGTGCAAGGTAGTGGAGGAAATATTAGTACAGGACATATTACAAGAGGTCCAGGTAACGGGCAACCACCTGTGCCACCTGGCGATTATACTAGTGACTTTAACTTTGATCCAGAATTAGGTTCATTGAGTGCTAGATATGAATCAAGAGGAAATCCAGCAACTATTGGTTGGGATAGTACAGGCGGCTTTAGTTATGGTACATATCAACTTGCAGCAAACGTAGGTGTAATGAATGAATTCCATGCTTGGTTAGGACGTAATCATGGAGAACTTGCATCACCGCTATTACAAGCAGGTGGACCAGCAGCAGCAAGAGCAGGCACACCGGCATATAAAGCAGCGTGGGCGCAAGTAATGGCAACACCAGAAGGTGCAGAAGCACAACATCAATATGCAGTAGTTGCATATTATGCCCCAGGTGCAAGACTTATTAAAAATAGAACAAATCTTGATGTAAATGAACGTTCGCTAACAGTGCAAAATGTTGTTTGGTCAACAGCTATTCAACATGGTCAAGGCGGCGCTCGTAATATATTCCAAAGAGCGTTAGCTGCAATAGGATTTCCGCCAAATGAAGTATCATTAACAGAACCAAGTGATGCAGCAATAGTTAGAGCAGTATATAGTGAACGCCGTGCTAACAACGGAACTAAGTATTTTAGAAGCAGTACAGGTGCAGTTAGAACAAGCGTTGTTAACAGATTCCATAATGAAGAAGCAGATGCTCTTAGAAGTTTAGAACAAGAAATTGCAGAAGCACAAGCAAATCCACCAACGATGGAACCGACAGATAACAGCTCTACAATAAGACCTGTTACGCCACACACCAGCGCACAATAAGGGGTAAATATAGTATGAGCCAATTAGAAAAAAATTTATATAAACGAGTAACTGTACAGCAACCTGTGCAAACAGCTAATACAGGTAGAAAATACAGAGGTTTTTCAACTATTGCAGACGCTAAAAGTTTTAGTGTTTACGACTTTGAGCTCATTAAACAAGACTTAATTAACCATTTTCATATCCGCCAAACAGAAAAACTAAGCGATCCTACGTTTGGTACTATTATTTGGGATATGCTCTACGAACCATTTACAGTTGATGTACAAGAAGCAATTATTGAAGATGTAACTAAAATTATCAATTACGATCCTAGAATCAAAGCAGATAACATTGTAATTGATACTTATGAGCAAGGCATCCAAGTTGATTGTACTATAAGTGTTCTTCCATTTGGAATAACGGATCAATTGCGGTTCAAATTTGATAAAGAAAACGGACTTTTATAAGTACAGAATTAAATACGCACTTTTTCCTTTCAGCTAAATATTAGTATAAACAAGGAAACGCATATGTCTGCAAATGATAGACAGTCAAGGTTATTAGTAGCTGAGGACTGGAAAAGAATTTACCAATCATTCCGTAACGCTGATTTTCAAAGTTATGACTTTGATAATTTACGCCGTACGATGATCAATTACCTACGTCAAAATTATCCAGAAGATTTTAATGATTATATTGAATCGAGTGAATATCTTGCGTTAATTGATATGATTGCTTTCCTTGGGCAAAACCTATCATTCCGTATTGATTTAAATGCACGTGAAAACTTCCTTGAAACAGCAGAACGCAGAGAAAGTGTACTACGTCTAGCACGTATGTTATCATATAACCCAAGACGTAATCAAGCAGCAAATGGTCTACTTAAATTTGATACAATCAAAACTACAGAAAATCTTCTAGATTCTAATGGGTTAAATTTAGCAGGACTTACAATAAAATGGAATGATCAAACAAATTCATCTTATTTTGAGCAGTTTGTTAAAATTCTAAATTCAGCATTACCACTATCAAACTCAATTGGCAATCCTTTAAAGTCTGCATTAATTGCAGATGTACAAACACAAAAATATAGATTAAATGCTTCTAATACTGGACAAGCAATTTACCCGTTTACTAAAAGAGTTGAAGGCGTAAGCACCCGTTTTGAAGTAGTAAGTACTGATATAACTGGCGAAAGTATTTTAGAAGAAGCACCATTGCCGGGTAATAGCCCAGCATTTTTATTCCGTGATGACGG